TTATTATTATTATTATTATTATTATTATTATTATTATTATTATTATTATCTGCTGCTGCTTTTCCGCTTGCTACTACTGCTGCTGCTTTTCCGCTTACTGCTGCTGCTTTTCCGATTGCTACTACTGCTGGTTTTTCTTCTTCTTCTCTAAGTAAACCTTCAAGGGTCTCTAATTCTGTTAACCACCCTTCTAGTGTCTGTGTATTATTAATTTCATCTTTTTCGGCATTTATATTATTCATATGGGTTGCTATTGAATCGTCTACTGTAGTTTGTCTTAATACAGTTGATACTACTGTTGTTGCTGCTGCTGTTGTTGCTGCTGCTGTTGTTGCTGCTGCTGTTGTTGCTGCTGCTGTTGTTGCTGCTGCTGTTGTTGCATTGTCAACTTCACCTGTTGGTAATTCTATTAATACATCAGATGTTTTTACATTATTCCTATATAAATCCGCTAATTGTGTGTTTAACTCTAATTGTGTGCTATCAGCACTAGCACTAGCACTAGCACTATCACTAGCACTAGCACTATATGATTGACTTTCTTGTTTATGCTCAAATGAGTCTTCTATATATTTTTGTAATTCTTTAGTATCATGAATCGCTGCGTTCAAAACAGCATCCTTAGTTAATGCTTCCCTAGCTAATGCAAATATCTCTGACCCATTTTCAAATAGTTGTTCTATTAAACTAGGTAACTTAAGGAACAAAACATTAATTTTTTGTTTATACAATGTACTCAATTTATTACTTAAATCGCTTGTGCTTACTGCGTCCTGTGTTTCTGTGGGATCACAATATAAATATCCAGAAACTATTTCTTCTTCCATATTATCATATTTTGCTTTACCTTCTGTTACACAAATTTTAAATTTGTCTTTTGGTAATCCTGAAATCCCTTGACAAGATTTATCATCATCAAATGCTTTACACACACTATTACTCTCTTGAGCCATCTTTATAAAATCGCCGTGACTAGTACACTGATTTGGTAAGTCACCTGTTTCCATATATGTATACAAAGCAAACCAAATTAAGTTAAATATAATATTATTTGCTTGATATATCATTAAAGGATTACTAGCAAAAAAAATAACTTTATATTCATCATCAGCAGCATATATTTTATTAAAATTAGCAATTAGTGTTAAAATATAGGTTTGTATCTTGGCTTCGTCTTGAGGATATAAATAAGAATTAATTATATTCCTACGCTCTTTTACTGCTAGTTCTGCAGATTCTTTAACATTTTTTAAATCAAATGGTTTGGCATATTTTATTGCCTCAATTATTTCTCCGTTATCATCATATTTAGTTACACCAAATACAAAGAAACCACTCGCTTCTACCTTCTCATAATTACTTTTTAATGATTTGAACGAGTTGAATGCGTCCTCTACTTCGTTATCCTCATCGTCTTCGTCTGCTTTCTCTACTGCGGACTGCAATTTTAAGTTGGATTTGATCAAAGCGGATGCTCCGGCCAAAGCTTCTTTCCTAGATGTATTATTAAATGACAAACTAGAAATCCCAAAGTTTTGTCGTAATTCCGATACTGCTTTTACATAATCACCCTTAAATTTTCTGTTTGGTAAATCAAAATGACTACTAACATAGGGGTGTAGTTTTGCGCCATCGGCACTGACATCCCGTAGTACAAGAGAAATGTATTCCTCTTGAAAAAATTCTTTATAGTCTTTAATTTGAAGTGACCTTTCAAACAAAAGTAATGATAATTTTATTACTTCGGCATATGTAATTTTTTTGTTGTTTTCTCTTACTCTTAATATTATTTTATATAATTCGTTAAAGCACAACTCTGATACTTTAAACTTGCCAAACCTTGATGTTGCTGAAGTGTCTCTTGAACTATAGCCAGATGTTGTTGGAAGTGTTGCAATTTTATATTGTTTATTAAATTGTTTTGCAACTTCATTTAACCTATTATTATTATTTTCAAATATTGGGAACGGAACATAAATTGATCCGTGTCCTAAAATTAATCGCAATACTAGACTTTTTGATAGAGCTTTTTTACTATCAGTAGCAGTAGCAGTAGCACTAGGTCTATGTTGATCAGATTCAATTGACTTAACAGCTATTAGTCCGTTAACAATGTTACATATTTTATAAGTTACAGCTCCTAATCCAGCAGATAATCTTTCTAATAAAGCTAATGGACTTTCTTTTATATATTCTTCTTCCATTTTTGTTTAATATATTATTAGATTTTAATAATATATTATTTTATCTAAACTAACACCATTTTTAGAACAAAGTTTTAAATCAACTGTGACAGATCAGCTGGTAACTCATTAATCTGGCACTGGTAATAATCCTGAATCACCCTTAAATTCATAGAATCTCTTCTGGTGACAAAATTGATGCCAATTCCCTTTCTGCCCCAGCGACCTGATCTACCAATTCGGTGAATATAAGTGCTCTTATCACGAGGAATATCAAAATTCACTACAACACTGACCTGCTGAATATCAATACCACGCGCCGTCACATTGGACGAAATTAGGACTCGCGCATTTCCAGTTCTGAACTCTTGAAACGCCTTTGCTCTCTCGTGCTTATCCATATTACTATGAATACAGCATACCGGAAACTGATCTTGGATCATCGCGTCATATAAATCTTGGACTCTATCTTTGCTATTACAATATATAATACACTGGCTAAATGTGATGCCATTATACAAGTCCTTTAATGTGTCATATTTCTGTCTATCATCATCTAGTGCCACATAGTATTGCCTGATACCATCCAATGTCAGCTTCTCTGCTAAAACAGTGATACGAACAGGGTTTCGCATAATCTTATCCGTAATAGGCAAGACCTCAGGCGGCAATGTAGCACTAAACAACGCAATCTGAACATCCTTGTTCAAATACTGAAAAATATTGTAGACCTGATCTTTGAAGCCAGACGACAACATCTCGTCGGCCTCATCAAGAATGACCAACTTCAACTTCTTGGCATTAATATGCCTGCGTCTTATCATATCGTATACACGACCAGGTGTCCCAACAATAATATGGGGAGGTGTCTTGCGCATTTCTTCTACGTCATTATCAATGGATGACCCACCAATAACGGTTTTTACTCTGAGTCCAGGGATTATATTTCCAAGAGAACTCACTACACCTGAAATTTGACTAGTTAGTTCGTGAGTGGGAGACATAATGAGAACCTGATTGGAATTATCCTTGGTATTTATTCGCGACAATGCGCCAATGGAAAATGTGGCTGTTTTGCCAGTTCCAGATTGCGCTTGAGCAATAATATCACGACCATTCATAATTGGCTTAATTGCTTTTTGTTGGATTGGACTTGGCTGCTCAAAGCCATATGAAAAAATACCTCGTAATAATTCAGTTGAAATACCGAGACTGTCCCAGGAAGTGAAAGTATCCAGTTGCTCATCAACTACAACTTGTGGCACTTCTGATGCGTTTGGTTCTTCACTAATAGTCGCATCCTTACTATTAGTTGTGTTTTGGGGTTCAATAAATTGTGACATTGTATAATGTATTATGTAGGTTGGTTTTAAGTGTATTTAATAAATAATATATTATATTAAAAAAAATTGATATAAACATTTGTTGTTATTAATCAAGTAATAATATAATGGCCACCACAGCAACTAATAGCAATATGAAATATAGTTTGAATAAGTTCCAGGAGACAATCTTTTACGGGTTTGATTTTACCATACCCGATAAAACTGTCGCATTAATAAATGAACTAGCAGCACAAGTTGGGTCGCAAACATTTGTGAAAAATATGGTATTTTCAAAGAAAGAATTAGAAGAGGGGGTTGTCTTTGGATTAGCTAACTCTAACGCTAACTCTAACTTTAGGTTAGGTGGCGGAGGAGGTTCAGGAGCTAATAGAAGACGCAGAGGTAATAAAAATATGGAGTCAAATAATGATGATTGGGAGTCGTTGCGTACTTTTCAGACTACAAAGATTTTGGAGAAGAGAGGCATTGATTTACATATTGATGCTCTGCGTTCTCTTTTGAATAAGATCTCTGACAAGACCTATTTGGATATTCAAGAGAAGATTGTATTGAAAATGGACGAGGTTCTAGCTGATGCTGATTTTGATGAAGAAGTCGGCACCAAGGTGAGTGTAGCATTTTACGATATTGCAGCGAACAACAAGTTCTTCTCAAAAATCTACGCAGATCTTTATGCTGAGATTGCGAGCAAGTATTCCTTTATGAAAGCGCACTTTAACAGCAAATATGCCACGTTTATTGATGATTTCAATAATATGACGTTTGTTGATGCGAAGGTAAATTATGACTTGTTTTGCGATGCCAATAAGCTGAATGAGAATCGCAAAGCGAATACGCAGTTCTTTGTTAATATGGCTTCCAATGGCTTTATTGAAAAGAAGTTGATCATTATGAATTTGAGGGATTTGTTGGAATTAATTATGAGTCTAATTAACCAGACCGACAAGAAGAATGAAGTTGACGAGATTACCGAGAATATAGCAATTTTGTATAAGAAGGATTTGATTGATGCTGTTTTGGATGACCCGGACTGCGATGAGGAGGACTATGAGATTAGCGGTGATTCAATTGCGGATACGGTTACGATCTTGGCAAGGAGTAAGGCCAAGGACTTCAAGAGTTTGTCAAACAAGTCAATCTTCAAGTATATGGATTTGGTGGAGATGTAATTCTACCTTTTCCACCTTTAAGAAAGGTTCTGCTGCGCTAAGAGCCAAACTAATTATAAGAAAAAACAAGTATAAATAAAGATTGTGTTAATATATTATTAAATGGATACCAATAATAATATATTTTTTATCGTGGAAGACAATTTGGATACTAACAGTGATAGTGATAAATTAACGGAGATTGATAAAATGATGGATGAATTCTTGGATGATGATGATATTGATTTTAGTGATTTAAATGACTATGGTTTTGAATTTGATAATGAAAAGAAGATTTCTTCGTCTTTAACTTCAACTTTAACACTGTCATACTTTGACGAAAAGAATTTGTATATTGGCGTACCCGAATCATATTATGATGCGCATACAATTAAGGAGCTAATGAAGATATGCGAGTATTACGATCTTGCTAAAAATGTCAAGATGGCAAAGTGTAAAAAACAAGACATTGTTACAACTATTGTGTTTTTTGAAGCGCAGCCTGAAAATAAAAAAATAGTAAATAGTCGTAACAAGATGTGGGCTTATATGAGGGAACTAACAATGGATCCGAAGATGAAACCATATCTTATCTGGACTTAGGACTTAGGTTTTTATATATTTATTCTATTTTATTATAATACACGACAATTTCTGCGCCACATAACAGTATCTTTGAAATCTGGGTATCGGATGGATATCTTTCATTTATCAAATAAATAATCATCTGGTATTTTTGTTCACAAGTCATAAATTGCAAGTATTTATCTGATTGGACGGGAGCACAATTGTCTTGATACTCTTTAATTATTTTATTATATAACTCTTCTTTTTGAACATTATTATTTTTATTAATAATTTCCAACATTCTTATACCATTCTTTGGTGAAATTGTTGTATGTTCGGACTCGCAGGCAAAATGTGTACCAATTATACCTTGAATATTTAAAGTTGGTTGTTCGTTGGATTCTTCTACACTTGATACAACGATACTTGCTATAACTTCATTAACGACGACTTCAATTTCTACATCTGAGTCTTCTGAGTCTTCTGAGTCTTTTGAGTCTTCTGAGTCTTTTGAGTCTTCTGAGTCTTCTTCATCACTTACAACGACGACCTCTTTTTCTTCATCACTTACGACGACGACCTCTTCTTTTTCAGAAATTACTAGTTCATATCCACCTCTGCCAGATGTAAAATTTAACATTGTTACAACTGGAACCTGTACTTGCTCTGGCTCTGGCTCTGGCTCCGGTTCGTAATCATCCTCCTCCTCCTTTACCTTTTTTTCTGTATTATAATGTCCGTACATTTTCTTCATATCCTTAAAATATATATCGGTTAAACTAATCATTACTTCTCTGATTGATTCTTCAAATGGTCGGTCATCTGTAATCATTTTACTTTTATCACTTCTAACATAGCTGTCACTGTTTCTGTCATATTCAATTGCCCCTCTAAATTGTGCATATCTAGTTCTATGACTATTCCATTTGTCCCATTGAATTTTGAGCGGTTCTGAATTTGTCTTAACAATGTTGCCACCTTCTACTCCTCGCCAACCGTCAAAGCCCATTAGTTTGATATCACGCTCTTCATCTGTAGACAAATGTAGTTTACATTTGGATACATTATCATATTTAGTATCATTAAATACGGTTTTTTTTTTGTTTTCAAATGTTAATAATTGAATTGATTTATTTTTACCAATAATCCCCATAAAAGCACACACAATATCGCTTGTGTCTTTTTCTTTGAAAATAAGTAACTCGTGCACCCGAATGTTGCCTTTTAAATTTATTTTCGGAACTATAGGATAACTGCGAATCATTTCATTTCCTTTAATGATATTTAAATGAATTGGTCTTTGCAAATTTAAGTTAATGTGAATTAAATAAGATGACAATGTAATAGCCATCGTTCCATCCAAACACATCTTACCAATTGTACTACTTCTGTATGACTCTGTTAAATCTGAGAACGTTATTTGTGTTCCAGTTGTAAAACCATTGTTGGGCTTATAAGTTCCTTGGTTAGAATATAATGCTGCTTTTTTAAAACTATTTAGCTCTGTTGATTTATTTATATTAAGGCTAAGCGTTTCAGAAACTTGTGAATCAGGAAAAGTCTCCCATAAAATACTATTTGACATTTGTTTTCCAGATTCACTGCCTCCTTCTCCATATTCACTAAAACCAGTTTTGACTCCCTTGTGATGATACATCTGTAATATGCCTTTTTCTTTTAACTCGTTAATACCTGTTCCTTTTGTTGATTTATCTCCAAATACAATTTGTTGTGGTTTATTTTTACTATCTATCGTTATATTAATGTCAATTTCTGATGATATTTCATTTGGATATTTTTGTTCTGCTAATCGTATTGCTTCCAATGAATTATGAAGAATCTCCTTCAGGTGTTCTTCAATTGGTTTTGGTGCGGCTCTTATACCATCAATGTATCCATTGATATCCATATCATCATCGTTTTGATTGTGTGATTGCATTTTATTACTTTAAACTTATGTTTTGTATTACTTAACTTAATTATACTTTTAATAATATAAATTTTTGATATATTCAATTTTTTATTTTTTCTGAAAATACAAATGATAATAAAATCAAATATTAAATCTAAATTACTTATATACAATAATGGTTGTATCTAAAATAGACAATAGTGTTAGTTACCCAGAATTAAAAAGAGTAGATCAAGCTGACTTTGAAAGAGAAAGTGATTTATATCAAATTGAAGCTAATGGTCTAGAAGTAATTATTGCGATTGGCGGCCCAAAAAATACATTTGCCGACCGAAATATCACATATTTTCCAGTTTATTTAGTAAAACATAACAACAAGGTAATACAAATTGGCGTTTATGAAGTGCCATCAACTAACATTATGGACTTTACAGATGAAAATTCTGAATTGGATGTTACGCGATTATCAGATCCGTTGTTTTACACGTTTGCTACCAAAGATATGATTGAAAAGTTGCGACTTGTTCCTGAAGATGAGACTCTTTTAAAGAAAGACTTGGAAAAAGATAAGGAAAAAGAAAAAGAAAAAGAGAAAGAGAAAGAGAAAGAGAAGGGGTCTTTAAAAGCTTCTTCAAAAGCTGCGACTATTACTGAAATACTTATTCCGCAAATTAGGCGCGACGTATTTATTGGTCGTGTTAAAGCGAATCTTCCAGAAAAGTTGAAGCAAGAAACTGCTAAAGAAGCCAAAAGTTTTCGTGAAAAGTATCACAAGGACACAAATGATAATTGGGTTCAGAGATTTATGACAAATAAAAACTATACGCTGATTGATAATGAAGGCCGGGGTGACTGCTTGTTTGCCACTATTCGTGACGCATTCCAAAGCATTGGTCAAGATACAACTGTTAGCAAATTACGTAACAAAATATCTGGGGAAGTGAAGCAAGACGTATACACCGAATACAAACAGCGTTATCTAATGTATTCCAATGAATTGTCGTCAACAAAAGCCGAATCCATCAAGTTGAAAAAGACATATGACAGTTTACAATTAAAATTAGGGTCCACCATTGATCGTACCCAGCAACTTATTATTGCGAATGAAGCAAAAGAAACGCAAAAAGCTTATATGAGGTTGAAAGCGGAGCACGATTTTGCTAAACAAAATATTAACGATGTTAAATTTATGAAAGACGTAAATAATTTGGAAGATTTGAAACGCATTATGCGAACGTGTTCTTATTGGGGGGACGAATGGACACTAAATACATTAGAACGAATTTTGAATATTAAATTCATTATTTTGTCTAGTGACATTTATGACAATGGCAGAGGTGATATAAACAATGTTCTACAATGTCCTATGGCTGTTGATCCTCTTATTGAAATGCGTAAGGAATTCAAGCCAGAATATTATATTATTATTGATCACACTGGCGACCATTACAAACTAATTGGCTACAAACATAAGATGATTTTTTCATTCAAGGAGATTCCTTATGATATTAAGCATATGATTGTGGATAAATGTATGGAACGCAATGCTGGTGTATACACTTATATTCCGGATTTTGTCTTGTTGAACACGAGTGATAGTGGAAAAGGTATTCAAAAACCATCATTTGACGAGCTGGGTGAGGCTAAAATAATGAATTTATATGACGACAATATTGTGTTTACATTTAATAGTCGCTCAGATAAAAAACGTAGACCGGGTAAAGGTGCAGGTGAAAAAATTCCGGTTGCTTTGGAGCAGCAATTTGCGCAACTTGCGAAAAATGTAGATTGGCGTAAAAAACTGGACAGAGCTTGGGTACAACCTTTTGTTCTAGATAACCACACTTGGGCTTCTGTAGAGCATTATTATCAGGCGTCTAAATTTAAGAGAAATCCTGATCAGAATTTCTATTTGTCGTTTTCTTTGGATTCGGGTACAGATACGTCAAAAGACCCGCAAATGGCGAAGGGTGCTGGAAGCAAAATGGGTAAATATAAGGGTGAGTTGCTAAGGTCGTCAACAATTAAAGAGGATCCTGATTTTGAAACAAGAGGACTAAAGGAACTAGATAAAGCAAATACTGCTAAATTTACACAACATCCTGATCTAAAACAGGCGCTAGTTGAAACAAAGAATGCTAAGTTGGTTCAATATGTAAGAGCACATAGCCCCGAGACGCAGGATGATTTGATGATTTTGCGACAGAAGTTGAGTAATAACATTTAATAAAATTGAAAGTAAATTTGTTTTGCATTATTTCAAAGTAATAAAGCAAAATGTATTGTTGTTTATGCGCAAGTATAATAATTATTGTTATAATTCTGATAAGTACATTATCAGAATTTGGAAAATATATTGATGAAAATTTTGATGGAGATAGAAATGAAATATTTACTACGCAACATCTCCGCGGTATGTATATTGATGGCATCGTGGACAAAATATGTACAAATATTTATGATAGCGTTGTTACAAGTGCAGCCAAAGGCAAAACTACTGGTTCTTTTACAATTATGTGCATTAAATCGCCAGACCCAAATGGTGCCAGAAAAAATTACTACGGAGATGATAACTCTTATAGTTGCGACAATTATGACGGTTACCAACGATGGTGGATAGGCCAAATTAAGAAAACTGGTGATGAAGTTATTCCAAAAAATAATATTCAATCAGAACAAATTAAAAGACGTGTTATACAAAAAATAAAAAACACATTTCCTGACAGCAATATTAGTAACAGTTATAAAAACTGCTGCGACCAATACAATATAACTTGGTAAATAATAAGATGCTTTGGCTCTTAGCGCAGCAAAACCTTTCTTAAAGGTGGATTAGCAATTTGAACCTAAGTAATTTGTCTTTGGACTAACACCATTCGGACAGCATCCATATCTGGTGCCAGCACAGCCACCGATTGGTTTCTTAGGCACAGGCACAGGAACAGGAACAACTTGTGTTTGTGTCGGTGTAATAATTACAATATGACTCATTATAACCATAAAAATAATAAGACCTAAAACTATAAACAGAATTTTGTTAGTATCCATTGTATTATATATTATAAATAAATAAAATATAATAAGTATTTATTATATTAATATATTAGGTATTAAGTAATATGAAAATAACATTTGAAAGTCATAAGTTGATGTCATTTTTTGTTGATAATAATTGTTTAGATCCGGTTAAACAATCAAAGCACACGGATAACATATTGGAAGGCATTTTTAAAGAATTGTTAGAAGGTGTTGAATTTGTTACCGCAGAGAAGCAACGACTAAAGAAAGCATTCTATAATCCTAAAATAACTGTCATTGAGCACGTAAAACAGATACCAAAACCGACCACATTTAGTGTGAGTGGGTTTCCCGACATTGTTAGAAAGACAATTGATGAGAATTGTCTAAGTTCTGTTAGTTACTCATTCAATATGTATGACCGAAAAATTACAATACATTTTATTGTAGAAGCACCGGGTATTGATTCTCGCATTAAAAAATACAATGAATATGTTGATTATATTTTATATTGGCTGTATATTGTTAACAAACACGCATCCAAACGATGCTCTACAGAACTAACATTTTTCATTTATCACACGTCTTTAACCAAGCAGCTCCCTGAGTCAAACCTTGATGTTCTTTCAGAACCCAATATAAATACGGGATTTACCAGGACTTGCCAGTCAAACGCAGAGATTGTTGTTTATCGTATGGAAGAATGGTTCAAAGTTATGCTCCACGAGTCAATGCACAATTTTGGCTTAGATTTTTCTGATATGGATAATACACATTGTAAAAGTAAGATATTATCTATGTTCCCCGTGAAATCGGAGGTCAATCTATACGAAGCATATACTGAATTCTGGGCCCGGATTATGAATGTTGTGTTTTGTAGTTATAGTAATGCCAGACAGAAGCATAATATGAATGATCTACTAACAAATGCCGAGTTTTTTTTGAATTTTGAACGCATTTTCTCGTTTTATCAGATGGTTAAGATCCTCAATTTTATGGACCTTGAATACCAGTTTTTAATTAAAAAAAAGACTCATACAGATTCTATACGCCGCTCTTTGTATAAAGAGAATACAAATGTTTTGGCGTATTATATTGTGACGACAATTTTACTAAATAGTTATGAGGATTTTTTGGTGTGGTGTAAAATTAATAATGACACATTTTTACAATTTAAAAAGACGGATATAAACCAAAGGAATTTTTGTAAGTTTATTGAACAGCGATATAAGTCGCCTGAATTGTTATTTAATATTGAGTGTACAGAGGATCTCTTAACCGATATTAAGAAGTTGAATAAAGGACGAAGACAAAGTAAATATACAAATTATTTACTCAAAAACTTGCGTATGACTTTATGTGAACTGAATTAAGGTTTTTTGATTTAGGGTTTTTTTACTTTATTGTGTCCCCGGTGACCCCAACAGAAATCACTATTTTTTGACAAAGAATTACCACATTTGGTGCCGTCTTTTTTTACAACTGTACATATATATTTGAAATGACCTGGGCTGACTTGTTTCTTATTTTCACGCCATAAAGTGGAGGCTTCATCAAAGTCAATATTGACTTCATACAACGCAGTTCTATTATTGTTCGTTTGACTTCTTGTCTCCATTTTGTTAGTATAATGATATTATATACTAACAAATTTGTAAGTTGTTTTACTATCAATTTTTTACACCAAAAATGTATATATATATATATATATATAAAAAATTGATTTATTCAAAATCTGAAAATAAACGGTTATAACACAATATTATACAATATTCTAAATGGGAATACGACACTTAAATAAACACTTGAGAGAGAAATGCCCTGATTCTATCCGCGTTCTAAATATAGCAGATCTAGAAGGCAAACGAATAGCAATTGATATAAGCATTTATTTATACAAATATGAAGGCGACAATATGTTACTAGAGAATATATATTTAATGTTGTCTATTTTCAGACACCATAATATAATACCCATTTTCATATTTGACGGCAAACCACCACCTGAAAAAAAAGAATTATTAATGAAGCGAAAAGAGGATAAGCAAGAAGCTAAAAAGGAATACGAAATATTACAAAAAAGCCTAGATAATAATGCCGATTTTGATGACAGTGAAAAACAAGAAATTGTAGCAACAATGGACCAATTAAAGAAGCAGTTTATTAACATTAACAGGGACAAAATTGAACAAGTAAAGGAGCTAATTCGGGCTTATGGTGCGACATATTACGACGCCCCCGGCGAAGCCGATGAATTGTGCGCTCTGCTCGTTTTAAAAAAGAAGGTCTGGGCGTGTCTTTCGGAAGATATGGATCTATTTGTATATGGTTGTCCGCGTGTGTTACGATATTTCAGTTTGATGAATCACAGTGTTGTACTTTATCATATGAAAGGCATTTTGGAAGAACTGTCTCTTAACCAACAAGAATTCAGAGAAATCTGTATTTTGTCTGGCACCGATTATAACATCAATGCGAATACGAATTTAAGTGTAAAGGGAGGAAACAATATAAATCTACACAATACTCTAAAATTATTTAACAAATATAAAGCATCAAATAGTTCTAATTCTGATACGTTCTATGATTGGCTTCAAACGAATAGTGAATACATATCAGATATAGATCTGCTTAAAAAAATAAATACAATGTTTGATTTGTCTACAAATACAAATACAAGAAACAGCAAATTAGACGCGTTTAATAGTATTAAGATCTTGAATGGTCCAATTATGACTGAGTGTATTCAAGATATTATGAGGGAAGATGGATTCATATTTATGAAGGAATAAGTATTTGATATTATTTAATTAATAATATCTATTTTTTGATAGATATTATCATTGGGTTGTTTCGATCAACCGTCCTTCGGGTTATGAGCCCGACGCGCTTCCTCTGCGCCACAATGATTGGGGTGTCATTAGGTGGTTTTGATCCACCTCCTCTGGGCTCGTTAGTATGCGACCATTACACTACAAATGGGTGGGTTTGATCCACCTCCTCTAATACCGCCAGAATGCTCCCATTACACTATAATGACTTGTTTGATATGTGCCCCGCCGTCGCACATATCTGTCACAGACTTCACTGTGTCCCGATCAACCATATAAATAATTTTTTACCCAGTGGGATTTATTATTATTAATACAATTAATTGCCTAAATGATTTATTATCATTACTCTGATATGTGCCCCACCTTCGCACATATCCATCGCAAGCCTTCGCTGCGTTACCTAAATGTCATTGAGTGGTTTCGATCCACCTCCCCCGACGCTGAAGTTATCAGTACGCTCCCATTACGCTACAATGACTCTCATTCCTTGATACGTCCCTATCGCTTTTTACACCTTTTAACCTTTCAAATGCCGATTTATATATCATAATTCTGCGAAGCAGAATTATTGAATATAACAAAGGCAATTTATCGGTTTTTGCTACGCTAAAAAGTAACAGTTGCCTAATTACATTCAAAGATGCCGACTCTCTGAGTCGGCGTTTAGAATGTAAAAAGGTGTAAAGCGTTTTCCTTCGCGTATAGACTGTCACAACCAACCAGAAAATCCGTTGCGTCCTAAAGCAGTGATTCAAACCAGCGTCCAACTTGGTTTTATTAATTACAATTTATTAACTCACTACCACAATATGTATATATATAATTTCTTTAAGTTGTTTTAAATAATATATTTTTATTATTAAATACATAGGCAGGGATTTGAACCCTGGAAGCATTACGCACAAGATCTTAAGCCTTGCCTCTTTGACCACTCGAGAACCCATGTTTTATGTTTTTATTTATTTGTTTTTTAAAATACATTTTTAACAGTCGCTTTTAAATTGCGTTTTTTAACAGTCGCTACTATTTCATTTGAGCTTTAAGCAGTCGCAACAGCGGCGGCAGCAGCAGCAACAGCGGCAACACTCTTAGCAAAGTGAGGACTCATATATCTCTGGAGGTTGAAATAAGTGAGCTCATCTGTCTTCTTAAGCTTCAAGAGGGACTGGAGCTTGGCATCAGGGTTGATCTTTCGACCATTGTCCTTGTCCTGGAGGTTGTGACTGCGGATGTACTTGTTGATCTCGCGAGTCACATCAGTTCGGGCCATCTCGCTACCAGTGGGCTTCTCCAAAAACTTAGCAAGCTCATCGGAGATCTTAGTAGGCTTAACAAAGCCAGAGGGCTGACGGTTGCCAGTCTTTCTCTTTCCCTTCTTAGAGGCCTTCTGAGCAGCCTTAAGGTCCTTAGTCCACTGTCTCTCCATAGACTTATACTCGGACTTAAGAGAGGCAACTAAGGCACCGAGCTGGTTAAGCTTGGCGGAGAACTCAGCAGACTTAGCAGCGATTGCGGCCTCAATATCCTCAACAGCGGCTTCCTCAACAGTAGAAACAACGGGACTAGTAGTAGTAGTAACAGCCTCAACCTTGACATCAACTGGCTTGGGCTCAACGACCTTCTTCTCAGCTTTGCTTGAAGCCTTGGCCTTGGGTGCCTTGGCCTCAACGGGAACAGCGGGACTAGTAGCAGTGGCAGCAGTAATGGTCTCGGGGACCTCAGTGGAGTTCTTCTTTACCTGTTTGGGCATCTTATTATACTATACTACATCAAGTTCTTTTTAAATGGTTTAATGCTTAATATATATTATTTTCAATAATTGAAATAAAATCTGATTGAATAAGGTCTGAAATGTGAAATTGTAGGATTAAAATTGTATTTTTGAACGAATATAAAATTCTAAAATAATATTTATAATGTACAAATGAAAATGATCTCCTAAATATTTTGGAATAATTTGAAATTTTAATTAAATTTTTATTAAATTTAATTAAAATTGTTAGTTCATATGAATTTTATACAACTGTTTACGGTAGATTGTAATTGACTGCTTGATATAACCACGGTAAAGCTGTAGCTGCCTCCTCACTAACTAAAGTGAGCGCTCCCAACACATAATAAGCGCCTAAACTTTTGCTATCACGATTGCTACCCGTATTCACAAATTTTTCTAAAACTTCTAATACATATTTTCTTATATCATCTAAATTATCACTATGTTGTAATTGACTAAAATTAGTTAGACGACCAAATGGATTTCCGACTGGTGGACAAATGTCGCACTTAGTATCCTCTGCTAAATTTGCTCTATATGCCCAAATATCAATCAATTCTCGTATTACTTTACACAACTGATTGCGATTCAAATTCATAAACCATTTAGAGTCAGAATAGTTTCCTAAAGCATCAATATTTTGAAAAAGCGCCAAGATCCTCAGTTCAAGAGACTTTTTACAAGACACTTCCAATGTTATGTCTTTTATTTCGGTACAAACTTGTATTTTTAAAAGCTTACTTAGTCTTAATAGTGTCTTTAAATTTTCAATTACTTTGTTGCTAATTGGATGTCTGTTATAAGGGTTCTTAATTACACCATTACATTTATAAACCAAATTGTAAATTGACAATAAATCAAAACCATAAATGAAATCATCTTCATCTTTAAAACTGAAAAATTGTTCTATTGGTATGTCCTTAAGTTCGTCCATTGAATAAAAATCAGTGTCATTTGTACATAATGTACGTTTTTTTGCCGCTGGACCTTGACAATTATTATATCTGCGTCTCAAATGACCTCTGAACATCTTTTGAACTTTTAATATGGCGTGTGACAAAAATAAAAATGAAAATAGACGGCTGACCAATTCCTGTTTATTTCCAGATATTTTTAATTTGTAATTTTTTGCGATTGTTTTTAGTTGACTAACATTATAATTGTTTTTATACAGTAAGTTGTATTCATTAAACTTTGGAATACTAATATTATCATCATTGATTTTATCCTTTACCTTAAAAGACGGTATTTGAAAAATACATTTATTTGAAATCGCATCAATATATTCATCCATTTTATCTTGTTTTTCCAATTTTTGATTCTTATGATCCATTATTGTTGTTATTATATTTGTATTCATAATTGTATTCATAATATATTATATATAGGAAATCTTTTTGTATTGTTTTTTACTAAATATTATATCAATGAACTAACAAAATACTAGATTAAAAAATTTATAACTGATAAATGACGTTACAAAAAATAATTTGGTTGTTAAAGGGGGTTTTCCAAGTTGATTTATTTGTTTTAAAAAAAATTGATTTAAAGATAAACTGTATAAATATAATTATAAATAGATAGAATGGCTGACGCGATCATTGACGGAACTAATATTAATACTGAGTGCTTCTCTTACTCTGCGCCTAAGGCACACGAGTCTGGTGGAAAGGTTGTAAACGTTTATAATAAATATTTTAAGGAATCTCTTACGATTTCTAGTCCTCTTATATTGACTTGGGGTGCTCAAGAGGGTGTTGATACGGCAAAGAAGCCTACTGGTAAGTACACTATGAGTCTTCAATTCCCTAATTCTGACTTTCCTAATGCGGATTGTGAGGCTTTCTTGAGAAGTATGCGTGCTTTGGAGGCAAAGATTAAGGCTGATGCGATTGCGAATTCTAAGGAGTGGTTTGGAAAGGTGATTACCAATCCCGAGATCATTGATGAGAAGTTCAATGTGATGCTCAGACATCCCAAGTTCAAGGGTACTCAGGAACCTGATGTAAGTAAGGCACCGACACTTACTGTTAAGGTGCCTTGCTGGAAGGGTGTTTGGAAGTCTGAGATTTATGACGAGGAGGGCGAGCCTTTGTATGTTGGTGGCAAAACTTCTAGTTCTTTGTCACCTCTTGATTTCTTGAAGCCCAAGACACACGTGATTTGCTTGATTCAATGCGGTGGTATCTGGTTTGTAAATGGAAAGTTCTCTATTACTTGGAATTTGAAGCAGGCGATTGTTCAGAAGCCCAAGGTGTCTATGGAGGGACATTGCTTTATCAAGTTGAAGACTGCTGACAAGGAGAAGTTGAAGGCATTGCCTCCTGTTGAGCACGATGACATTGATCCTGATGGAGCTGTTGCGACGATTGTTGAGGATTCGGATGAGGAGGAGGAAGCACCTGTTGTGGTTGTAAAAGTTGAGGCTCCTGTTGAAAAGCCTGTTGTTGTAGAAAAGGTTGAGGAGCCGGCTAAGAAGAAGATTGTCAGGAAGAAGACTGACGCATAAAGCTTTAAGAAGCGACTAAAAATGATTTATCATTGACTGTGTAAAAATGATTTATCATTGACTGTGTAAAAATGATTTATCATTGACTGTGTAAAAATGATTTATCATTGACTGTGTAAAAATGATTTATCATTGACTGTGTAAAAATGATTTATCATTGACTGTGTAAAAATGATTTATCATTGACTGTGTAAAAATGATTTATCATTGACTGTGTAAAAAATGTAAAAATGATTTAATTAATTAAAAAATAAAATATAATAATCTTAAATGATTATTATATTTTTTCCTGATGCGTTTTATATAATACCCCGACTTTAACTATTTACATAATTAACCTTAAGATGTTTCAAAATAAATTTGCTATTTATTAAGGCAATTAATTTATGAAATACTTATTATTTTAATTTCATAATAAAATAATATTTGACTATTTTATAATGCAATTACAACTTATTTCTAGGATTGTGATAACAATTGCTATTTTTGCTCAATTAATTCATGTTATTTATGTAAATAAACAAATATATGTTCCTACATTTATTATCTACGCTATGGGTTCTTATATTATGGCTTATTGCTATTACAGAGAGGATAATTTTAAATATACATATAGGACATTATTAAAAATATTTAACTCCACTGTTTTACTATTAATTGGATTATTATGTTGGAAACATTAAATTTATTGAAATCGGATCGTAATAATAATGTCACCTTTGCTACTAACATCGTACACATCATCCTCTATAATTTTTGATATTCCTTGACCTTTTAAAACATATGTTTGCTCTTGTTTTATATACAATTTGTTTACAGGAATCTGAATAGTTCGTTTACCAATTTGTATTGTTAAAAATGATTCAGAAATAATCATCTCTTTTTCAAAAGGAACTAACAAATTGTAATACAAATTATTGTTTTCATCTAGTGTCATTTTTTCTGGTAGATCCGGCTTACATAATACGATAATATCGTTACCCATTGTGTCGTCAAAATACATCTCATTATGCCAAAGTGGTACCAAAAATAGCAGTTTATTTATATACAATTTATATATATTACTCTCCAGCAAATCATCTATGCTTGGGTTCAATACATAAACACTATCATTTTTATACTTCTCTTTAATCAATGAACTAACAAGTTCCAAGGTTTCATTGTCAATATGTAATATTGTCTTGTATTTACACAAGAAACTGTATAGTTCAATAGATTTATCCTTATCAAGATCCTCAATCAGCTTCAATGAAATCACTTTGGTACCATTAATTACAATATCCTTGATAATCTTGGTTAATACCTCTTTCATTATTGGCGATTCTGTAGTTGTCTTCATTATATTGGAAATGAAAACGGATAACAACGAAGTATACATATTTTTCTCATCCTTGAAACCAGATGAACTAACAAAATCAGCAAAGTTATAATCACTATTGTTAGTTGTTAGTTCTTTCAATTCTATTAATAAATAAGTATATGCTTCATTAATTCGTTGGAATTTCTTTGTTGATTCGGCTGTATTTCCCTTTTTATCAGGATGCCATTTTAACGCCACCTTGTGATATTTACGTTTTACATATTCAGGTGTCAAATTTGTTAGTTGTATGTCTTTTATATCTAACAAATCTAAAGCAATTTGGATATTCATTGGGTCATCTTCTTCTGTATCATTTTCTTTATTTTCTTTATTTTCCTTTTTATTCTCTTTATTTTCTTTTTTACTTGTATCCATGTATAATACTTGTTAAATAAAACAAATAACTCTCTAAGTGATAAATTGGCCTGTAATTATTATTATAGTATTTCAAAAATATATATGTTTTTAACAGCAGTTGCGATATATTGGGTTGATGTATTTTTTTCTGATTTATAAGTGTCGTTATTATACACCATATACAATCTGTAATGTCTAAATTGTAAATAAAAATATCATATAAAAGATCGCGAAATTTTAAAAACTTGAGATCATCTATGCTAACCATTTCTTTAATTATTTTATCACATATTATTTTATAGGGATACATCATTTCTTTGACATTTTCACCTCCATTTGTACTTGTATTCATGTTGCCACTTAAATTGGCTCTCAAATTCTTTATATTTGTAATATTTTCAACCTTCATATCTGTAGGCAACTTTTCATCAGAAATCTTCGTATAAGCGATTTTAGTAGGTCGCGCAATATGAATCGTCTCGCAGCAATTCAAAATGCTGTCGGGTATGAAACTGATCTCCTCTGTTAGTATGACAAATTTGACGCTAATTGCCGACGAATTGTTCTCCTGCATATAACTATAGAAGTTTTCTAATAACTCGCTGTGAATGTTATGAAATTCCTTACAGACAATAATGCCAGATTTATCGTTTTTTGCTGATATAATGTCTACAATTTGCTGGTAAATATCGTGCCATAATAATTTGGAATTACAGCCTAATAATGACATATCAACTTCATAATGTATATCACTGATCTTGAAAAAATAAGCCTGTTTATTAAATACAATACTCAATTTCTTCTCATATTTGAGCTCTGATGGACTGTATTTTTTGATTGAGTGTAACATCTGACTGTATTTACCGACACCGCTGGGTCCGTAGAAGATTAGATTGCCTAATTTACCGAGAGTTGATGGAAATTTATTGATTGTTTTTTGTAACTTGGGGTGTAAATTATACTTATTGGTTGTACTAATGTACTCTTCAAAATGGGTTTCTAGGAATTTCATATGAGGTGTATTATAATACTGGCAAACATTCTTTATTTATGTTTTTTTACTATTTAATATATCCGTCCACCTTTGAAAAGGTGGAGCCAAACAAACTAGTTTGTATTATTTGTATTCCATCTTTGAATTGTTTGCGTTACTAGTTGGATTGTTTGGCTCCACCTTTTCAAAGGTGGGAAAAAAGGTGGAATATATTATTATTGATAAACAGAATAAAAACAAACTATTCTAATTATATAATTATTTACCAAATATGAATATAGTAAAGACAATAGAACAATACAATGAAGACAGTGTTTATTTTTGCGATCCAATAAAAAACAATATTATGACCGATGGTAACTTTATAAGAATACTCTACTCTACACCATTATTCATCTTGAATGGAATTTATTTATCTATTACCATTAACCAAATATCCATTGAAAAATATTTTAATAAATACAAATGCTCGTTTGATATTAAAACACACATCAATATGATTGATAAAATTCGCAACATAGAGAATGGAATTTTACAAAAAATAAACATTAAAAATAAAACGCCTCAATCCAAAATTTTTGAGCAGATCAGGAGCGGTAACATAAAGATCTTTTCTGATAACATAGAAAAAAACAATAATATATTTTTGCTAAAAATAGCGGGAATATGGGAGACTGAAATCAATTACGGACTAACATATAAATTTATTAAAGTGTAAACTAACAGTATTACGTTATGTTATTCTAACAGTCCGTTATGTTATTCTAACAGTCCGTTATGTTATTCTAACAGTCCGTTATGTTATTCTAACAGTCCGTAGAATAAAACTTCAATATAACGCCTAAAGTTATTACTACTATTAAATTTATTGTACCAAGAAGCATCAAGAGTGAGAATGTTTTTTTGTTAATTACTGGATTTGTCGGATTGTTTGCCACAGAACCAACTAACAACATCAGTTGCGCTATTAACAGTCCCACTAATGTTGTTGAAAATGATGTATAGTAAGGTGACACTTTATTGTCTGCGATTTTGTTAAAGTATATAGATAATAGAGCTATAAATAATCCTATAATAAATAATAACAGTACAAAAGGAAACAATGTTATAAATGAACTGAATGTCATCAGACTACCATTACCTGCTCTAATATTTATTGTCATTAGGACAGTAAGCAACAAAATAACACCTTCAATCACTGAATATTCAGCAATCAACGATTCAATAGCACTTTTACCACTAATACTCATTGTACAAAAAATACTTATAATTGTTGCTATCAAGATCGCATACAAAAAATTTGCGAGATTTTTAGCTAATACAGGATCCATTATATAAATATGTATATTATTTATTCATTTTTTGTAATAGTAAATATGTATATTATTTATTCATTTTTTGTAATAGTTTGTATTTGTAATTTCAAATTATCTATTTCAGTTTGCATCTTTTGTAACTTACCAACTAACAATGGTATTATTTCTAAATAATTAATAGCCTTTATATGATCACTATTGCTTATATCTGGCTTTGTAACGACTAATTCAGGAAAAACTGTTTCTAGCTCTTGAGCAATAAAACCATAGTGAATTTTTTTGTCTTCTTCAATTGCTTTATCTGATTTATAAGTATATTGGACTGGCTTCAAATTTATAAGATTGTCTGTTAGTTCACTGGAAATTTCTACTATATTATCCTTCAAATTTATATCAGATGGATTAACAATGCTGCCATCTACAAATAAATCTCCTGGTATGTATACGTTATCTATCCTAACACTTGCCGGAATAATTACAAGTTTAGTTGCTCCATTATAATTATATTTTTGTAAAGTCCATAAACTTGGATCAGAACCATCATTAAAATTTTTAATATACGATGTTTGATTGGGTTGTCTTCCACCATAATTCGCATTTAAAGCTTGATATCCAGACATCTTTTTTATATTATATATTAATACAAATATTTATATAAAAATAATTATACTTATTAATATATAATGAGTAGTTTTAATCTTTCTTCATCACACCCATTAATTCCCAATTCAAATCAATATTATATTGATAAAAAATACGTATCCATTCACTCAGAAGACCGTGACATAATAAAATATCCTAGATCTGGTGAGTTTGAGATTGAATTGCCACAAGATTATTGTAATGTTCAATCTGTTACAATGGTTCAATGGGCATTTCCCGCCAATTACAATGTTTTTTCACCACTGAATTTTAATATTGGAATGTCATTTAAGTTTACGACATTATATAACCCTGGTGAACACGCTTATTCTGACCCATTGACTGAAGCAATATTTGCTGCTTTGTATAATTCTATTAATGTTGAACACATTATTATTATTGAGACTGGATTTTATACTCCTCAACAAATGGGAATTGAACTAACAAACAAATATAATTCTGCTATTACTAATTTTTTAAATAATTACTTTACTGAAAATACCGCATATAATTTTGCAGTGCCTTTACTTAAAGCTGCTGGAGGATATAACCGTTTTATGATAGTTTATAATATTGTTGGGCAAAGACTATGGTTTGGAAACAACGCCGATCAGTTTGTACTAACAAATAACCAAGATCAGTTGTTAGTTAGTGAATTAATTAACTCACAGTGTTCTAGGAAAAACACGTTGCCTGATTTTGCTGCTTGGGGTCTACCAGCATATTTAGGCTTTACTAGATGTCCTGCCGCTGCATTATCAGCAGCTCAAGTAAAAGCAAGCCAACAAGTTGTTTACGATACCATAGAGAAAAATAATAGCAATATTGATGTAAATATTGAAGGAGATGTCCCTAGATTTTATTATGGTTTTGTTACTATTGGCGATGATGGTTATTGGTTAGTACCTACTTTGCCTGGAGCAACTGTCTATTATTTACAAGCACCTGCTAAAATAAATTGTATGGGTCCTGCTTATATATATTTAGAAATTGATGGATTAAATTGTATTGATGAGACCAGTCCATACAATGTCTCTGATTTTACAATCCATACAAACCAAACCAATGGTCGTGTTAATTCTGCCTTTGCTAAAATACCTGTACCTGCTACTCCTCTTAGTCAATGGTTTGATACGGACTCAAAACCATATAAGTATTTAAATCCTCCAGCCGAAAGAATACGCAAACTCAAATTGAAACTACGATATCATAATGGACAGCAAGTTGATTTTGGGTTGTTTGAATGGTCATTTTTGCTGGAATTTACCATTTTGAGGCCGCAGAACGAGAGGAAATATACTACTGTTTCTTAGGTGTATATTGTTTTATTGTTTTACTCAGCATTATGTGTCTGTTTTATCCAGTTTAAAATTAGACCTTTGTCGCAACTTTTGTAATCATCTTTGAATCCGTTTAATTTTAAAAATTCGGGTTTCTTTGCTCCTCGTTTTTTATAAAAAATATAATCACCAAATTTACCTGTTCGTATACTTAAATTTGATGACAACTCTCTTACTAGACCAACTGGTTTTGACGGATCTAGCAAATTATCCTTTTCCAGAAATGTTAAAACTTCCAAATATTCTAGTTTATCAATTGGCTTATCCAGTTCCTTTAATGATTTCATATTGGAGCCCCACTGCGCGTAAATGCCATATTTGCCATTCTTTATAAATAGGTCTTGACCCTTGTATTTACCAATGGAATCTTGACTAGACTTGGCTTTGTCCATTACATCATCTAGTGTTAGTTGGCGACCATTTTGTTCCTCAAAATCTAACAACAGTTTAATATCTAATCCCTTTTTCACCGGTATAAATGTCGCATTTTTCTTTAATTTGTCTTTGTCTTTGTTTTTGTTAGTTTCATTTGAGTCAATAAACTTAATTACTGGACCATATTTACCTATAATAATGGAATACTCGTTGTTAATTCGGATCTCAAACTTCTTTAGATCCTTGAGTCCGTCTATTATTTGTGTTAGATCATTGTGGCAAGTTGAGCATACACCAGTCCACTTTCCTTGACCTGACGCAATTTTATCAAGATCATCTTCCATATCTTTGGTATAACTGTACTCAAAAAATGTTGGAAAATGTTTTAAAAGGAATTCAATAACAATAACGCCTAGCGGCTGTATTACAAGTTTTCCCTTTTCATTTCCAAACTCTTTTTTTGAAATTGTTTCTGTAATTTTGTTAGTATCATCTAACACAAAGTCTATACATTCTACTTGTTTGCCTTCTACGTTCTGCTTTTCAACATATTTACGCTCTAATAATTTGTCAATAATAGAGGCAAAAGTTGAAGGTCTTCCAATACCCTTTTCTTCTAGTAATTGGACTAACCTGGCTTCTGTATAATGCGACTTGAGATCCTTTAATAACGTTTTGGCTTCTATCTTTTTAGGCACTAGTGTTATCCCTTGCTTCAAATGTGTAAAATAATTGTATATTTTGTTTTCTTTTGCTTCGCCTATTAATGGTTGCTTCATAGTTACAATTTGCCAACCAGGGAACACAACTTGTTCTGCTTTACAAGCAAAATGATGGTCTTTATACTTTTCGTCTTTTATATTTAACTGTGTTAGATTAATAGTCGCTACAACAGAAGTGTACTGCGCTGATGGCATACACGACTCTATTGATCTTGTCCAAATTAGATCATATAAACGCACTGTTTTTGCCTGTAAATCCGACGTGGAATTGTCTAATGTTAAAGAACGAGTCGTAATTGATACCGGACGAATTGCTTCGTGTGCGCCTTGTGGCTTCGGAATATTATCTTTTATATTCACTTGTTTTTTATTCTTTGTTTTTTCTAGAGGTCGTTGTTCATCTTCTTTTTTATTAGTTTCTTCTAAATCCAGTGTAATATTATTTAGCGTCTGGCTTACATATGTTAGTCCATAACTCGTGGCAATATATTTGGAAGTTTTTTCAATAAATTCCTTGCTATATTTCTTGACATCGGTTCTCATATAAGTAATATAGCCACTTTCATATAATTGCTGAGCATACTTCATCGTGTCTTTGGGTGACATATGTAGTTCATTGGACGCCAACTGTTGTAAAGTAGATGTGGTTAAGGGTTCAGGAGCCTTCTTGATTACCTTCTTTGGACTGGAAACATTACATATATATTTGATCTCTGGACTAGCGCAATATTCCAGGAATTGTTTAACCTCTTCTTTGCTTGTTATAGACCTATTAAGATCAAAGAGTAAATTTAAGTTTGTAAAGTAGCCGGATACATTGTAGACCAGTTGACCTGGTGCCCCCTGTATATCCAAATAGTTCTCATATACGAGCCGTAACGCAGGTGTTTGACATCTACCAGCAGACAAACTCGTCTTGTGTTGTTTGGCAATATTGTTCCATAATAGAGGAGTTATATTGAAACCAACTAACAAATCTAAGACTTGTCGTGACTGCTGCGCTTGAACAAGGTCCATATTGACAGTTCGCGGATGGATAATTGCCGACAAAATGGACGGCTCGGTGATCTCGTGGAAAATGATGCGCTTTGTAGTGGCTACTGGTAAACTGAATAGTTGGCAAATATGCCAGGCAATACTTTCGCCCTCTCGGTCATCATCTGACGCCAATATGACTTCATCTGCGTCCAATATTTCCTTCCTGATTTTCTCAATTTGCTTTAATTTAATGGCTTCTTGGATGATTGAGTAAGTAATTGCGAACCCATTTTCAATGTCAATTGATTTTAAATCGGGGATATTTCTTAGATGACCAAATGAGGCGATACATTTATAACCGGGCCCCAAAATGCTTTCTATTTTCTTACATTTGGCTGGTGATTCAACAATAATTAGTGATTTCTTGGTTACAATTTTGGACATCTTGTTATAAATTTGTTAGTTTATCTTGTCAAAATATGTTTATATCTGTTTTACATATTTTATAAACTGCTTAAACACATAATACTATATAATTTATACTATTATGTCACGATTTCTCAAGCTAAGTAAATGTGTAATCAATACCCAGTTAATCCGATATGTTTTAATTGAACCCGCAAAATACGAATTTAAACTTATGAGTGGAGAGTTAAAAGGTGCGTGGATGTTAGGTTCAGGTAGTATATCAACAGACAATTCTCATCTTATTGTCTCTGAAAAAGATAGCCCGACCGATTTCAAACAAGTAACCGAATGGATCAAGGAACAATAAATAATTCTTCTTTTGCTAGAAGATTTTTACAATTTTTGTAAATTAAAATATTGACACCATATATGCTCTCATAAAATATCACAAATTTCTCCTATTTTTTACAGTAACACTTTTTTTCCCAAAAGTAAAAAGGGAAATGAAATTTGGACATTTTTAGAAATGTCCGAAAATGAAAACCCGAAAAAAGTTTTGAAAACGACTCATTTTTCACGTGTCTGAGCATAATGATCTTAATTATTTTTTGAGGGTTGAAAATTTTGTGATGCTAATTTTTTCGTAAAAACTGGACATTTTTATATATTGTGAGTATATAAGCAATGTTTAGCAATAAAATCCAGCAAATTTCCAGCGCTAAATTTTTCTGTGAAATTTGTGACTATCATACGAGCAAAAAGTGTAATTATGAAGAACATTTATTGACATCAAAACACAAATCGGCAATGTTTAGCAATGAAAAACCAGCAATTTCCAGCGCTAAATTTATGTGTCCAAATTGCTGTAAATTTTACAAAGATAATTCAGGATTATGGCGCCACAAGAAAAAATGTCTGGCAGAAGATATTGACAATATTGTCCCAACAAACCAATGTATAATTCAAAATCAAAATATAAATCAAACATATGAACAGCCAAACAAAGACAATTTAATTGAGTATCTTATCAAGGAAAATGCTGAATTTAAGACATTAATTATGGAACTAGTTAAGAAGGACACTAATACTTTAACCAATATAAATTCACACAACGTGAATTCAAATAATAAGACATTCAATTTACAATTTTTCTTGAATGAACAGTGTAAGGATGCCTTGAATATTGGCGAATTTGTGGATTCTATTAAAGTCCAACTAACAGACTTGGAAACAGTTGGACGCATTGGTTATGTAGAAGGCGTTTCTAAAATACTTATTAAGAATTTGAATGAAATGGATGTAATAAAACGTCCAATACATTGTAGTGATTTGAAGCGCGAGGTCTTATATATAAAGGACGATGATAAATGGTCAAAAGAAAATGACGACAAATTGGTTATTAAAAAGGCGATCAAAGACGTCGCAAATAAGAATATTAAACAAATACCAGTGTGGGCAAATTTGAATCCAGACTGTAAAAATGCGGATGCCAAATCAAACGACCAGTATCTCAAAATAGTAATGAATTCAATGTCGGGTGGATCTAATGAGGAACAAAATCACAATATAGAAAAGATAATCAAGAACATTACCAAATCGGTTATTATTGAGAAATAAAATTGCATAAATAAAATTATAAAAATAAAATTGAGCCCAATTATATTTATAAGTAACAAATTATAAATATAGTTTTTATAGAGAATGTCTGTTAATAAAGAGAATATGAATCAAAATAAAAATACAAATAAAAACTCAATAGTGATTGTTAATGAAGACAAAAAATTAGATTACATTGAATACATTATTAAACATAATCAAGAAATGGAAACACTGATTAGCAATTATATTGACTACACTTGCGAGCAAAAATTGTTAGAAGCGGAAAAGTGTCGCATATTGATCAAGGAGAAGCAACCCGACAACTATGATAAAATAATCTACGCCGCAAACGGGCTTATATACAATTACGATTTAGTTATCAGTTAACGTTTCGTGTTCATATTCTTGAATTGCTTCCACGAAATTTCAACTTGCGGGCCCTTGTATTCGGGTTCCGCCTTATCCGACTCAGCATTCAATTTCTCTGCTTTTCGCAATGCGCTGTCAATATAGATTTTTTTAAGCAACGTTCCAACCTCAAATGAGCCCTCGTGTTGGTCAATTTTACCCTCTTCAATTTTTGCCAACACATCTATGAACTGAAACAATATTTTCAAGTCAATCTCATCCTTTCTAATCTTATTGTAAAGGTCCGTGTAATAAGTGAACAAGAAACTACACTCGGTCATTGCTTCTAAATTCAGTGAGTCAGCGTCATCGGAATATTTAGCCTTCAACATTACCAAATTGTTCACGTTTTCTCTAAGAATATGGCTATGCTTTAAGTCACGAATTAAACCTGTTTGATCCTCCACATTGTTTGCGGAGATCATCTTTTGTAAATGAAGTCGTTGATTTTCATCCATTGTGTAATATATTCAATTTATAATGCTATTTTTAAACTTTAATTTATTAAAATATTATATTATATATTAATTATATAATGGGTTTACCAATAAATACAGTGGCAGTTAAACCAGGAGGAGGAGGATCAATTCAATCGCAATCAACACAAGCTCAGAATAATCAAAGAGCGTCTATGGTTGCGTTGAAAGCGGCAACAACTGGTGGTGCTGTAACAGTAGGTGGGTTACCATCAGGATTTGGAGGTCCAGCAAACACGCAAATGCAAGCAGCATACATAGCAGCAAATAAAACATCAAATCAAGCAGCAGCAAGTAGTGTGTATGATAATCAAGCAAAAACTGGTGGAAAAACACGAAGTGGTGGAAAAACGCGAAGTATTAAAAGACGAACTATAAAACGTAGAAGACACTGGTCGGCTAAATATAAGAAAAGTATTAATTGTAAGAGACCTAAGGGGTTTTCACAGCGTCAACATTGTAAGTATGGTAGAAAACAAAGTTAATAAACTAAGATAAGTGTGGTGACGTCGCAATTAATAAATAAATATATTTATTAATAATATATACAATGCCAACAATGAATAATTATTTAAGTTTTGCCTATGTTAATTTAGCATTTCTAATACAAATAGGCATATTAGTATATTACAAAACAGCAAAAGAAATCAAAGATCACTGGGAAGAATATCGTTGTAATCCTTCTTATTGGATTTTTTCAGACAATGTATCTGCTGATTTTCAATATTGTGTTCAAAATTCACAAACAAGTCTTACAGGTTATTTACTCCAGCCAGTGACCTATATGTTGTCAGCCGTCACTTCAATGAGTGGTGATGCACTTGAAGCCGTCCAAAATGCTCGTGCTATGATAAGTAAGATACGTGATTTCCTGACTAGTATTATTGGATCTGTTTTTGGAACCTTTTACAATATGATAATTGAGTTTCAAAAGATGATAATTGCTATGATTGATATGATAGGCAAAATTATTGGAGTCATTACGACGCTATTATTTGTTTTAGATGGAACAATGAAATCAGGACAAAGTTTTTACAATGGACCATTGGTTGCGACGATGAAGGTAATTGGCGCGTGTTTCCATCCAGAAACAAAGATTAAGTTGAAAAATGGTGAAGTTTATTCAATGAAGGATCTACCTTTAGGCGCCGAATTGGAAGACGGTGGCAAGATATTTTCTGTTTTGAAAATAGACAACGCAAATAAGGAGAAATTGTACAAGATAAAGGGTGGTGTAAATGGTGAAGATATTTATGTAACCGGAAAGCATTTCATTTACGACAATAATCAATCAAAGTTTATTCACGTTGAAGACTACGATGGTGCTATAAAGCAAAACAAAATATATAGCGATTGGTTTTCTTGTTTAATCACCACAAATAGACGAATACCAATTGAAAAACATATTTTCTGGGATTGGGAGGACGATGAACTAACAACAAAAATACCTTTTGTAAGGTAATAAACAGAACAAAGTAAAAGTAAAATATTTTAATTTATTTACTGTTATTATTATCCATTTATACTATATGGATAATAATAGACCATTAAACGAAGAATTCTATAAAAAATTAAATGATACTACTGGATTTTTAAAACATATATACGATAATACAACATATGCCGACAATTATGGATCATCTATGGTAATTGTAATAATAGTATCACTCTTTGTTTTTACTGTATTTTGTTATTGTTATTTTATGCAAAAAAGAGAGGAAATTTACGCAGATTGGAATAATAACCGATGTAAGCCCCAGTATATTCCTATTGCTGGATTTATCGCCGCACCTGAAGGACAATCTGTTAGTTCCTATACAAATGAAAATTTTCAATATTGTCTTAATTCTCAAGCAACATCCTTAGCAGGATATACACTACAACCAGTTATGTATATGGTAAGTGCACTTGGCTCAATTATTGAATCTGTAGAAAACTCTATTGATTTAATTAGAAATATGTTTGCTAATTTAAGAGGAAATATTGCCGAATTTGTGAAACTTATAATGGGAAAAATATTGAATATCACAACACCTTTAATTCGGATGTTTATTGCTCTTTTAGACAGTTTACAAAAAACCCAAGGTGTTTTAGCAACTGGCGTATTTACACTTTTGTCTGTTTATTATAGTCTACAATCCCTCATTGGATCCATTTTTGAAATATTTGCTAAAATGTTTTTGTTAATGGTCATTATTATTTCTATTCTTTGGATTCTTCCATTTACAATACCTATGGCGATTAGTTTGTCTTCTACATTTATAATAATTGCCGCAATATTATCCGTTTTAATGGTTTTCTATGTGCTTATGTTTAGTCTTAAAGCTATTAATATACCTAAATTGAAAAAACCAAAGCATAAGTGTTTTGATAAAAATACACCAATACATCTAGAAGGTAATGTAATTAAATCCATTTTTCAAGTAAAAGCAGGCGATATTTTAGAAAATGGAATAAAAATCACGGCTACAATGCGTTTAGACGCAACTAGTGTAAGAATGTTTAACCTTTATAAAATAATCGTTAGTGAGTCTCATATTGTAAAATATGGTGACAAATGGATACCAGTTAAAGAACATCCAGATGCTATTGAAATCCAGGATTATCGCGAACCCTACTTATACTGTTTTAATACGAATTCCAAAGAAATATTATTGAATGGTATATTGTTTACTGACTGGGATGAGATATATGATAAGACATTAATAGACGTTTTAGATGCTATACCAACTAACATATTTGAAAAAGATCATAATAAAAAATGCGCTAATATTCATCGTTATTTAGATGTTGGTTTTGATAAATACACTTTAATTGATTTGATTGGAAATACTAACAAAAAAATCAAGGATATACAGATTGGGGATATATTGGTGTCTGGTGGCAAAGTTTCTGGTGGCAAAGTTTCTGGTGGCAAAGTTTCTGGTTGCAAAGTTTACGGTATTGTGGAAATAGAAACAAGTGAAATGCTTAAAAATGAGAAAAAAGAAAATGAAAAAAACAAATTAAGTTTAGGGAATAATTTATATCATTTATTGACAACCGACAATGTGTTTAGTTCAAATGGAGAAATTATTCCGGATTATAACGAACATATTGACAAATTATACAAAAAATAAAAAATTATCTAACAAGTATGTATAATGGATATATCTATTGGTTCGTACAAAGTTAGATTGGAGATTTTGTTTCTAATTGTAATATTATTTTGGATAATATTTGGACACGCAATGTGTTCTTGTAGTACAATGTCTGCTATGGAGGGGTTTCAAGCACTGGAAAATATGGTTACAAAGAAAAAAATGCCTAATCCGAATACAAGTGTTAAAAAGGAGGGTTTCACTAGTGGAAATAACACTGCTATGTCTGATAACCAGTTTGCTTCCACAAATTCACCGGACTGGTATATGCCCCCGAGCAAATGGCCTCAACAGACACTCGTATATACAGCTGGCCAGAAGCCTCCTCCAGGAGTCGCGTCTATTTGGGCAAGAACTAAGGCACAACCTCCTAAACAACCCGGCCAGTTAAGTTTCTTTGATAATATATTATTTAAGCCTGAATGCTGTGGATTAGGTTCAGATTCGTCATCAAGTATGGGTTGTGCTTGCTACACTGTTGAGGATTACAACTACTTGAAGACTAGAGGCGGCAACAATGTGCCCTTTTCTAATATGTAAATGTTTATCAAAGAAACTTAACTAAGGCTTCTTAGACATATTACAGTGCTTACAATAGCAGAAATATACAGTTTGATCTAAGCCGATATCAGCGGAATCGTCAATAAACTCGTGATCAGAACATTTGGTTTCTAATTCATATTTAATATCACTGTTTAATAGGTTAATTAAAATTATTAGTTGATAAATGCCCTGGTCATCAATTATATCATTAAATTGATTGAACGCATCAGTCTTTTCCGCAAAATAGTTGTTATCCAGCTTTTCAATATCCGCCTGTATTTCCTTTTTAGCATCCTTAATTTTATTTAATAAAACAAGTAGATCACTATTTGTTTTATGTATTTTATTTAAAATTGTGTTCTCATTATTGATTTCAGTCATTGTTATATAAATAAATATACTTGTGGTTTATATTAAGATTATAAAGTAAACTTAATATAAATCAATTTTTTTATAATTAAAATAGAGTATAAACTGATCGTCCTTGTCTTCTATTATAGATGATATTCTGTTTGAGCATACTATAGTTCATACTGGCGACATATACAAATCGTTTATCATTTAACGGAACCCCACTTCTGAATAAACTAGAGCTCGTTGTAATCTTACCATTACTAAATTTTGGCATCAATAATAATATTATCATATATTTTATTTATTGTAAATAATATTACTCATCCCTTTACTAAAAAACGAGTTTTTAACAAACAAAGTTGTTGGATTAATTACTGTATAGTTTCCAGTAGCAATTAGTCCAAAATCCTTGAAACTATTTGGCACTCCTCTGCGATAGAATGACGCGCTTGTTCTAACAGGCATTATACATATAAAGAGTAATAAAATAAACTCAAAAATAAATATCAAATTAACGAAAGATTGTTGAAATAAACAAGTCGGATAATAATAAATGAAAAAAAACAACAATAAATTCATCTGTCAATCTACTGTCTTCAAAAAATTCCAATAACATTGGGTATACTATTTTGTTATTATCAACATTTATATTCCCATATGTATTTATTATGTAATTTGTCCCACCTCTGCCAACATATACTTTAAAATTTAAATGTCTTAACTTAATTATTTGATTTACTATATTAGCAAATTCATAGATTTCTCTTCTGTTTTTGTTGTAAATATCTAATATTGTAATAAAACAGTTATCTTTTTCCCCATTCTTACAAAAAGAATCTATTTTGTCAAACGAATGTAGATCTAATAATAATATGTTTTTGTCTGAATTCTTGTTTACGATTGTTTGAATTTTATTATTAAACGTTTTCCACGCCTTTTTCCCATCATACGAGGTTTCAGGTTTTAAATCTCTATTTAGATCTACTGTAGATCGCAACAATGTTGATTCTACAATTTCATATGGAATGCCATTTGATTTTAATATGCGTTCTAATATTTGTGCCACACGTGGTGCGCGATAATCGCAGGGATGCTCATTCTGTTTTTGTTGAGGACATTTGGAGTGAGGCACAGTTACTAACACAAAACAATTATTTTTAATTTTATTCATTTATAAATATATTTATAATTATAATATATTTATAAATATAATATATTTATATTTTTTAAGATGTTTTTGCTCCACTTTTCCTAAAAGTGGAATCTAAGCATACAGCGAATACAACGCGCTGCTCATTGTATCTTTACTGTTCTTAATCAGCTTATCTACAATATCCTTAGTGACTGTAAATGGGAACTCTACTTTTAGAGACATATCTTCTTCAAATAGATTGGAACCGGGCTTCATCAAACGATACAAATTCAACTTGGTGTAAATTATCTCTAAACAACGCTTCAAGTTCCTAACGCCATCTTCCTTTCCACAGTGGCTATCAATAATATAATTGATTGTAAGATCAGGAATGATAATGTCTTCTTTTGAAAACAATATTTGCTCTCTAATTTTTGGCAGCAAATAATTGGTTGATATTGCCGTCTTTTGCTTCTGATTGTAACCAGCTGTCTTAATTCTATACATTCTATCCTTCAAAATTGGATTGATCTTGGACTCATCATTGTAACTGAATATGAAGAGACACTTACTCAAATCAAAGTCAATGTCTGCGAAATACTTGTCGTGGAATTGCGAGTTTTGTGATGTATCCGTCAAGTGTGTTAATATGCCTGCGATTTCTTCACCCTTTGGAGTCTCACTGATCTTGTCCAACTCGTCAAAATAGATGACCGGATTCATACACTTACTATCAATCAAGATTTGAACAATCTTGCCCCACAATGAGCCTTCATATGTGTAGCCGTGACCCTCTAAGAAACTGCTATCAGTTGCGCCTCCTAGAGCAATGAAGGAGAATGGGCGATTCAATATCTTGCTAATGCCTTCTTTCACAAGACTGGTTTTACCAGTGCCAGGAGGACCGTGAATTGCGATAGCAGTCCCAATTGCTTTGGGATTAGTAATAAGTTGTCCAAGCATTTGCATTATTTGCATCTTGGCGTCATTGAGTCCGTAAACCGCGCTGTCTAGTGTCTTCTGAGCATTTGCCATAAAATCGTGACACTTCTCAACACCATCTGTAATTGTAATTGGCAGGTTCTGATACTTGCCAAATGGGATACGCATAAAAGTGTCAACCCAAGTCTTGATCTTGTAATACTCGCCGCTACCTGGCTCCATATATCGGAGGGATGCGACACGTTTCATTGCTGTTCCTTTGAAAACAACCGGAATATCTGCCTCTAATAGAGTGAGACGATATGGCTTCTCAATTCGTGTTAACTTGTTGATTTCACGAAGCTCCTTGATGATTTTCTTCTGGCTAGAAACATCCATCTTTTCAAAGAACTCAAAATCATTCATTGTATTCTTGTCCTTTAATATGCGCTTGAATATGCGATCATTTCTGTCTTTTTCTTTTTGAAGTTTTTTCTCAGACTTCTTCTTGTCTACTTGGATCTTTTGATTACATACCTTGATACACTCATTTACTAGATCTGAATTTTCACCTCGGTCCTTAAGTCCCTTTAAGACTTCTAGTAACTTGTCTTGAACTTCCGATTCATTTGTCTTTTCTGTTGTAATTAATTTGATATTTTCTTTCTCTTTTTCCTTTCCTTTTTCCTTTCCTTTTGAAACTGTTTTTTTTGATCCTTTCTTTTTCTTAGGAACTTCTTCTAAGCTTGCGACTGTATCTTCATCTAAGCTTGCGACTGTTTCTTCATCTGAATCAGAATCAGAACTAATTGGGTCATCTTCATTTTCAGTATCCTCATCATCACTAGCTGTTTCCCATTCATCATCATCAAAATATTCAGCATACTCATCTTCTAACTCTTCTTCCTTATTCACAGATTTACTACCAATTGTTAATACAATATTGAAATTTTCCGATTTCTTAGATTTTCTTTTAGGCTTTTCTTCTGCTTCTTCATCCTCCTCTTCATCTTCGTCTATTTCTTCATCCTCATCTTCAGTTTCTTCTTCTTCTGAATCCAAAGTAATATCATCTTCTTCAGTTTCTTCAGATTCCTCAGACTCTTCTTCTTCTTCAGATTCATAATCTTTACGTCTCAATCTTCTTGACTTACCCTTATTAGTCTTCTTAGATTTCTTTGGTACATAATTAGAATCAGAGTCCGTTTCTTCTTCTTCTGATTCCTCCTTTTTATTTTTCTTTTGTTCTTTTTTAATTACCTTCTTCAATTTCTCTCCTGCTTTTACCTTATCCTTTGCGTTTTTTGATGGAAACATCTTAGCCAAAAACTTTCTATATTCATGCTGATCCATCTCATCTGATTCACTTTCACTTGAATTAGAACTATCATCATCGGACGACTCTTCATTCTTCTTCCTACGTCTACTTGCCTCATCTCTCTTCTTAGAGATTTTATTTTGCTCTTTTTTAACAGTCTTATTTTGATCACGAGTCATTCTTATTAATTATTCTTATAAAGATATTTTTAAATACAAATACAAATTCAATTTTATTTTTATAGATTTTTTTGAAAATTTATAAATACAATTTTATTTTTATAGATTTTTTTGAAAATAAAATTGATTTGAAACAATCTAAATATAATTTATAATATTATAATAGAATGTCGCAAAGTTCCAGAAACATGAAGAATACTAATTGCTCCAAGATTATCGGCATCCAGTTTAGTATATTATCGCCCGAAGAAATTCGGAAAGGCTCTGTAGCTGAAATCACTACTCGCGATACATATATTAACAATAAGCCGGTAATAGGTGGGATATTTGACCCTAGGATGGGGGTTTTAGAACCGGGATTAATCTGTCCAACGGATGGTTTAGATTATATGCAAACCCCCGGTTATTTTGGCCATATTGAATTGGCCCGTCCTGTATTTTATATACAATACTTATCAACAATTCATAAAATCTTGCGCTGTGTGTGTTTCAAGTGTAGCAAGTTGTTGATTTCAAAGGAGAAACATAAACAAGCGCTTAAAATGCAAATGCAAGCGCGATGGAAATATGTATTTGAATTGACCAAGGACGTTAAACGTTGCGGTGAAGACACTGAAGACGGTTGTGGCTGCTTACAACCAAAGAAAATTAAAAAAGAAGGATTCGCTTCATTGTATGCTGAATGGGCAAATACAAGTGAAGAAGGTGATGAGAATATTGTCATTCCTTTGACGCCTGAGTTGGTCCTCAAGATATTTAAGCGTATCTCCGATGAGGACGTGACATTTATGGGATTTAGTCCTGTTTGGTCGCGTCCCGACTGGATGGTCTGTCAGGTTTTAGCAGTGCCGCCTCCTGCTGTAAGACCTTCTGTAAAGCACGATGCTCAGCAGCGTTCTGAAGACGATTTGAGTCATATTCTTGTGAATATTATCAAGACAAATAAGACACTTCAAGACAAGGTTCAGAATAATGCTCCGGAAAATGTCATCAATGATTGGACAACTGTATTACAATACCACGTTGCTAGTCAGGTTGATAATAAATTACCGGGTTCCAATCCTGTCGCTCAACGCTCTGGCAGGCCTTTGAAGTCGATCAAGGACAGACTGAATGGCAAGGGCGGCAGAATGAGAGGCAATCTAATGGCCAAGCGTGTTGATTTTAGCGCACGTTCAGTCATCACTGCGGACCCGAATATTTCAATTCGTGAGCTAGGAATTCCTATGAAAATAGCGAAGAACATCACCAAGCCCGTTTGTGTAAATCGTGTGAATAAAGCGTTCTTGACCAAATTAGTGCAAAATGGCCCTGATGTGTGGCCTGGTGCTAAGGTTCTTGAGAGGAAGAATGGCGAATCAATCACATTGAAATACTTGGATCGGAAGTCAATTGTTTTAGAAGAGGGCGACACGGTTCATCGTCATATGATGGACGGCGACGCGATCTTATTTAACAGACAACCGACTTTACACAGAATGAGTATGATGTGTCATATTGCTCGCATTATGAAGCGAGGAGATACGTTCAGGATGAACGTG